CTCCGGCAATAATTTAGCGGAATTATTCCAGTAATTCATTTTTCATATTTGACCAGGAACAGGGGGATTTTTTATTCCCTATTCTTAAGGGCTTGTTTGGCTTTTTCACCGCCTGTTTCCTGGTTTCTTTACATTTCCCAATAGATAAAAGCTAAATCCTACCGGCATCGTGCATCAGCATACCGGAAAGCGAATAGTGTGTTCACCTCTTTTCTCCACAATCGTTTCAATTTCGTCATCATAAATCTTTAATCACAAAACAACAATTAAACTATGGCAATTCAAAAAGAGATCTGGGAAGATCACATCGAGGGCAATTTATTTAAGAACAATGAGTTCCTGCTGGCGTCAACAGATGCAGGACAGTATGTGCTGCAAGGCACGGTAGTGCATATTCCACAGGCGGGGGCTACTGCCAACATCGTAAAAAACCGTTCGAGCCTTCCGGCTACCGTAGTGCAGCGGACTGATACGGATATTACCTACACGCTGGACGAATACACTACGGACCCGATACTGATACCAAACGCAGAAAAGTTTGAGCTCAGCTATAACAAGCGTGAAAGTGTATTGTCGGAATACGAGTCATCGCTGCGCCAGACGATCGCTGATAACCTGCTTATAGACTGGGCACCGACCGGCAGCACAGGCCTTGTGGTAAGGACATCGGGTGTGTCAACTGCGACTACGCTTGCAGGTACGACAGGCAACCGCGCGAAGTTTACAGTAAATGACCTGAAGAATGCACAGCTACAGCTGAATAAGCAAAATGTGCCGATGGAAGGCCGCTATGCGCTGATCAGTGCGGATATGTTTCAGCAGCTTACTGATGATATGTCGGCTACGCAATACCGTGATTTCAGCGCGGCGTATGACGTAAAGGATGGCATATTGGGCAGGCTTTTCGGGTTTCACATCATGATGCGCAGCGGTGTGGTAACCTATACCAACGATACTGCCCCTGTGGTAAACGCTTATGGCGCAACACCCAATGCTGCCGATAATGATGGTGTGCTATGCTGGCAGATAGGCGCGGTAGAGCGTGCGGTAGGGCAGATCAAGTTCTTTGAACGCATAGGCGACCCAACTTTCTACGGTGATGTGTATAGCGTGAGTGTGCGCATGGGCGGAAGGATACGCCGCCAGGATGCACTGGGGATCGTGGCGATAGTGCAGGCTGCAGCATAAAAATGTACCAATATGGAAATGCGCGAATGAAACATGAAATGCGTAAATAAATGAAACAAGATGGTTTCTGAGATTAAAATATGGATACTTATTGGAGTGGCGGGTATTATGGCTACGATACTTGGTTTTATCATTAAGGTGGTAACCGGGCAGGTCATAAAAAGACTTGATGAAATAGTGACGGAGCTGAAACAGCTCACACATACCACTACAATACAGGGACAGCAGATAAAAGGCCTGCAGGAGCAGGATGCCGTGATACACCGCCGCCTCAATGATCATTCAGCACGGATACATTCATTAGAAACCAGGAAGAATTGAAAACTACCAGGAACAGTTCAAACCGACTAAACTTTATTACTATGATTTTTACAAAATTAAAAAGCGAGCTAAAATTGCTGCTGCACGAATTTGATAATTATGTGGATACGCACACAGCTACCGCGCTAAACATAACAAATGAGCTAAGAAAGGCGCTTACTTCCCCGGTAGCAGATATTATTGCGGCATTAATGCCTGCAAATATTGATAGCGGTTTGCGGCAACAAATATTGAGCGCATTAGATAAAGCAGCAGAAGCGCTGACCATTGCTGATAACTGCAAGCAATACACTGATGCTAATGATAAGCTGAATTGCTTTATTCAACAGTTGCGATTGCGCGATCCCCAGCTACAGGATGCTGTGTTACAGAAATTAGCGGGTTTGTTGGCGGGTTTCCTTGACGGAAACAGGCTGAAGCAAAGTTTGTATGACCTCTACACACAGGCAAAATATACCGTTGAACAACCTGCGACAACGAACAGCTAAAGGCGATCCGGTTGGTTTTGGAACTGCAATAAGCCAGCCCCTATTTACTCTATTAACGATGCTCAAAATGGAATTCCAGTAAACAGGATAATTCCGGGCAAAGAGCAAAAAAGCCAATGAAATAATCACCGTGAACTTAAAATTCAAAACGTAAATTATGCAACAAGCAAAACAGTATTGTGATGAACAGAATGCTGCAGATAAACTCTACTTCACGAGCGATACCCTGGCATTCTTTGAAGAACGAAACGCTATAAACCACGCTAAAGGCTTAAAAGATAAAACGATAATTACCAGAACAAAAGCAGATGTGGAAGCGGAAGCCGAAGCATTATACAACGATAGCTGGGAAGGTGAACCTGAATATGGCCTGCCAGATGATTTTTATATAGTGTAACGGCGTGCATGAAGGGATCTGAAGAGAATTTATTTATTACCAGAAAAAAATGATTGTAAACCGGGAACCAGTATTTCGTGAGATTGCTTTGTTTTCCGCAATAACAAAAAAATGGGAAGTGTAAACATATCGCTGGCGGATGGCCAGCTTGGAGCAACGCTCCAGACTAATGACGGAATTACGGGTATAGTGCTTACCGGAACGACGGATGCCGGTGGCTATACACAAGGCACACCAATACTTGTAACGAGTATGGACGATGTGACAAATGCAGGAATAACATCTGCGGGTAATCCTTTTGCAATAAAACAATTGCAGGAGTTTTATAACCAGGCCGGGGATGGGGCTCAATTATATGTGATGCTGACGCCTCCAACTATGACCGTGACGCAAATGGCCGATAATACAAATGCGAATGGCGCGAAGAAGCTGCTTGATTTCGCAGGAGGTTTGATAAAGGTTTTGGGATTACTCAGTGACGATACAGCCATTGCTGCAGCCGGAGGTACCATAACCGTAATGAACGGGTTGAACGAGGATGTATATACTGCTGCAAGCAATATGGCTATAATGGCCGCGGCATATTTTGCAGCAGAGAAGCCGTTCAGGTGCGTGATAGGCGGTTCTCATTATTCGGGGGTTTCATCAAGCCTGACCAATGAAACAAGCGGAACGACGAACAACCGGACAGCGATCCTTGTTGGTGATACAGTAAGTGGTGTTTCAGCATGTATAGGTTTACTGCTGGGGGTTGTGTCGTCTATACCAGTGCAAAGAAAAATAAGCAGGGTCAGGACAGGCGCATTGACAAATACAGAGGCGTACTTAGGAACTACCGCCCTGGAAAGTACGGGTGGAGATGCCGGTATTATTGCCGGGAAAGGGTTTATAACTTTCATCACCTATCCGAATGTAAGCGGATACTTCTTCAGCGGAGACCCTATGCTTACTGCTACAACAGATGATTACAGCATGTTATCGCGCGGAAGGGTAATAGACAAGGCGCATATACTGGCCTATACCACATTCGTGCAGGAAGTGGACGATGAGGTGCCTGTGAATACGGATGGAACACTCGATGCCGGATTTTGTAAATGGCTTAGCCAGCAAATTGTAAACCAGGTGAATAATACAATGACCGCGAATAAGGAGATAAGCAGTGTAAGCTGTTATATTGACCCATCACAGAATATACTGAGCACTAACACGCTTAATGTATCACTGAGCATAACGCCGGTGGGATATGCTACGGATATAGCGATTACGCTGGGGTTTGAGAATCCGGCATAACCCCGGCCCCTAAAGGGGAGTACGCAGGTGCTATGATCCGGGCTTGAGATTATTTATTCAACGTTCCTTACTCAAATTTTGATAATGAGTTTAAGTGTTTTTCTATCAACAAACAAAAAATTATTAACAAGTAAATTATTAATACAATGCCATCAATAGTATTTTTTGACAGTAAAGATTGTGAGTGGGCAGATATGACCGTGCTATTTGCAGGTTCGCCACTCACCAAGATACGCGGTGTAAAATATAAAGCCGCAAAAGAGAAACAATTGCTGCATGCTGCAGGCGATGAGCCAATAAGTATTCAAAGCGGCAACCGCACTTATGAAGGGCAGATAAAAGTGCTGAAAGGGGCCATAGATGATATGAACCGTGCTGCAATAGCTGCGGGAGGCGAGGATATACTGGATATGCAGTTTGATATAGTTATCACCTATAAGCCTCAGGGTACCCGCCCATTGCAAACCGATACACTGGTAAGTGTGGAAGTGAAAGATTTTGAAAAAGGATGGGACCAGGGCGCTAAGAATA